GAGATTGATATAAATTATGGTTGTGATTGATAGAGATTTAGAAAAGGAGTATAAACGAATAATGGAAGACAATGTTAACAACCCATTACATTACAATCAAAAAAATATAGAAGCTATCTGTGCTATTGAGGCCAGTATGGATGAAGAAGAGTTTCGTGGTTATCTCAAGGGTAATACACTGAAGTACACATGGCGGTATAAAAATAAAGGCAAGCCCGTAGAAGATCTCGAAAAAGCACAGTACTACCTTAACCTCTTGATAAAAAAGGCAAAAGAACATTATGGGTCAACGTCGGAAAGCTCCTAATCCCAAACATGATTACATGCAATCTAAGCACAACGCTATGATTCTGGTTAAGAATATTAAACTGTATATGAGGAGTTACAACCACACTGACTTTGATATCTGGTGTGAGAAAGAGAAGTTAGGTAATGATCACATCTGGGTTGTAAGAAGTGACTTAGGTCAGAAGCTTTACAACCTTTCGTAAGTAAACACATAAAGGAGAATACTATTATGTCTACATGGCGTAGTAACGAGAACCCTATGTTTCGCTCACCCATTAGTGAAACTATTTTTAAAGATAAATATCAGCATGAAGGTTGTGAAACGTGGACTGATCTGGCACGGACTCTTGCATCTGATGTGTGTGGAAATCTTCTAAGTGAAGAAGATATTAATGAACTGTCTAATCTTATAAGTGATCTTAAATTTATTCCGGGCGGAAGGTATCTGTACTATGCCGGACGAGAAAATAAGTTCTTTAATAATTGTTTCCTGCTTAAAGCAGAAGAAGATACTCGTGAAGATTGGGCTGATCTAAGTTGGAAATCAGAGTCCTGTCTGATGACAGGAGGAGGGATCGGAATAGACTACTCAGTGTATCGTGGTTCTGGTGAAATATTACGTGGTACGGGTGGGTTTGCATCTGGGCCTATTCCAAAAATGCAAATGATAAATGAAATAGGAAGACGTGTTATGCAAGGTGGCAGTCGTAGGTCGGCTATCTATGCCAGCTTGAACTGGAAACATAAAGATATAGATGAATTTCTTGTTTCAAAAAATTGGAATGACATGAAAATTTGTGGAAGTAAAAAAACAAATGATCTTCTCACAATGGGTGACTTAAAGAAAAAGAATTTTAACTTTCCGTGTCCACTTGACATGACAAACATATCTGTCAACTACGACACAGAATGGTTACTTAACTATTGGAAAACAGGAGATGTCGGTGCTGTGTTCCACGAAAATGTACGTCAAGCTCTATCTACCGGAGAACCGGGATTCAGTTTTAATTTCTTTGACAAGGAAAAAGAAACACTTCGTAATGCCTGTACTGAAGTTAGCAGTGCTGACGACAGTGATGTATGTAATCTTGGTAGTATTAATTTAGGCCGTATTGATTCTATTGAAGAGCTTTCGACAGTGGTGGAACTTGCAACCAAGTTTCTTATATGTGGTACTCTTAAAGCCAAGCTTCCGTATGAAAAGATTTACGATGTAAGAGAAAAGAACCGTCGTCTTGGTCTTGGTATGATGGGAATACATGAATGGCTTCTTAAAAAAGGATATAAATACGAAGTTGTTCCTGAGTTAAAGAACTGGTTATCTGTTTACAAAGGTGTAAGTGACAAAGTTTCCAAAGAGTTTGCTGATCAACTTGATCTTAGCCGCCCTGTTGCAAATAGAGCAATAGCTCCAACAGGTTCCATTGGAATACTGGCTGGAACAACAACTGGTATCGAACCTATATTTGCGGTAGCGTACAAAAGAAGGTATCTTAAAGGTGGTAACAGATGGCACTATCAATATGTAGTTGATGCAGCCGCTTCCGAAATCATTAAAATTTATGGGATTGATCCAGACTCTATAGAAACAGCAATAGATCTTGCTGAAGATTATGAAAGAAGAATCAAGTTTCAAGCACACGTACAACGTTACGTTGACATGTCTATTAGTTCTACAATTAATTTACCAGAATGGGGGAGTAAATTAAACAATGAAGAAACAGTGGCGGCGTTTTCGGAAACACTATCCCGATATGCTTCTGATCTACGGGGCTTCACTGCTTATCCTAATGGTAGTCGTGGTGGGCAGCCTCTCACAAAAGTCCCCTATTCAGAAGCCGTTGATAAACTTGGAGAAGAATTTGAAGAGTCAATAGAAGCACATGACATCTGTGAGATCACCGGACATGGAGGTTCGTGTGGAAATTAAAGACACGCTCATTAAAACTACTCCTACTCATACAAAAGATTGGTACATCAAATGGGTTGCATCCGTTTTTCTTTTATTCGGAATGCTTCTTACTTCCAACAATGTGTACCCTCTTAATCTTATGTTCCATATTGTAGGGTTATGCGGTTGGTTCTGTGTCGCGTTGATCTGGAATGATCGTGCGCTTATTGTTATCAACGCAGTATCAATTGCAATCCTTACTAATGGACTGTTAAGATACGCACTTGAATGGTATTCGTCCTGAGAGCCGCTTAGAGAAGGCTCGGTAAGAGTTGGGGTCTTTCGGGTAGGGTAGGTGCAGACAGCTACGAATAGGCTACTCACGCCTCAAATACGGGCGTTACTTTTTCATATTATTACGTTGAACGCCCTTCCACTTCTCTGCCGTCCTCATTCCACCTAATCCTAAGAGACTTAGGGTCAAAGTCATAAGACCCTCTGTCTGAATCTGTGGAAGTACAACATCCAGATTGGAAACAGCAAGTCCCCAAATAGCTATCGGTTGGAATACGAACTGCCATGCCAACCCGAAAGCACAGATCCACATGATTGCAGGTCTGGCCCCTGCAACAAAGATGCTGGGATGCTTTGCCTGTTCTAAATTAGTCTGTGCTTGTGCCAGATCCAATGACACAATCTGGGATTTTAATTCATGCGACAGTTTTGTTTTGAGATCCTTGTCCTCAATAAACTTGTCGAGAACTTTTCCTGCAACTCCGATTACTGACTCAGCAATTCCTAACATTTTAACTATTCCTAAAAAAAGATTAAATAAACCACACCGCCTAATACAAATATGTCAGCACCTACAGACCATACAATATATCCTTTAAGCATCCATTTACCAATCCCTTCTAACACATCACTCTTCCTCTATATTATATCCCATTGCATCACATATAATATTCATTACTTGTATTTTAACTTTATCTAACATCACATACAAATTGGAAGCACTGATGTCTCCTGCCATTACATCTGTCATTAAGTTACGCTTGTCAAAAGTAAGACAAACTACACCAACAATGTCATCGTTGTTTTCAATATTGGTCATTGTTTGTTCCATGCATCTATAAACTTCTTTTCTACTTTCTACATATTCATCATGGCTACGCAGACTCTCGTAAGAATTTGTAGAACTTATCCTGTCAGTTTTAGGAAAACTAAGTACATTCCCATCGTCGTCATTATTGTCATCCATCTTTAAGTATCTCCTTATAGGTTCTACTCTTGTATCCTTTTTTCAAACGGTCCTGCCAAACACCATTGACTAAACCATCACAGTAAACATCTATGTTAAGATCAAGGATCTTACTGTCCAGCATCTGTTCCACATCCTGTGCCAGTGCAAGTAACTCTCCTGTTGTCCAGAACTTTTCATTATTATCTGTTCCTGTTTCTATTCCTACATTCATATACTTTGGCTGACCGTCCTCTCTCCTTTCATCAAAGTCTTCTGGCTTACCCGGAAGAGAAGAGTCAAAGCCGTACAGATGAAAGTTACGGAACCCCATCGTATGAAACAAACCAACTGTCCTTGTGGCGGCACACGTTCCACCTGTTATCAGAAAGCTACCAGCAAGGAACTCGTACTTGGCTACTGCTTGAGAGAAGGCATGAAATCCTATTATGTTATCTGTCTTTGTCATTAGGTAATCCATAACAGAAGTGTCTGTCATACTTGCCACAAACATAATGGTTTCTTTTGGTATGTTCTCGAACAGCGTCTTGCGAACCACACCATGTGTTGACTCACCTTCTATAGATCTGGGATCAAGAATCGTACATCCAAACGGAATGATGTCATGCTTCAAGAGTGTCGGTAAGGAATGCTTAACACACATAACCTTTGCATTATATTTCTTCTGACGTTCTTTAATGTCGTCAATATACTTTTCAAGAGAAGGCCCAGCAGACGCGACAATAACATGCTCGTTATTTATGTACCCCTTTTCATTAACCAGACGCTTGAACTTTGGAGTGTTTACTTCAATGTTATTTTTAATGTGTTCTTTCGGCATACAGTCTTGCGGATTAACTTTAATAGGGACACGGCCTGTCGTAAGATTGGAAGGCAGTGTTAGCTTGTCATCGCTGACAACAAGGGCAAGGTTGGTAATGCCGCCGCCGATAACACCGTCTTGTGTAGGTATAATAACTTTGGTTGCTTTTTCATCTACATCTTTATCAAAGATTTCATTACAGCCAAACTCAGTAGTATCCGGTCCTACATCCCCATTAAAGTCGGGTGTGTAAAAGTCATCAAATAACACAACAGGAAGATGCTTGACAAAATTATAATCAGATCTGATGGTTTCAACGCTATGTCCTCCGTCAATATATGCAAACTGTGGTTTGATATTATGAGTGTTACAGTAGTCTTTATTCTTTAAGACCTTTAAAGTCTCACGTGTGTTACCTTTTATAATACAGTACGTAAACTCTTTGCCGTTCTTTGCAGCAGTCTGTGCAAAAGAATACATGTACTCTTTAACTTCAGCTTCGCTGTAATGTTTCTTTACATTCTTTTCTGTTTGATCATCTTCTTCTGTTGCCTCTTCAAACAGATCGAATCCCGTATAGTGAACCTTCTTCACACCAGCATCAAACAAACCTGATGCCATCTTGACAGCACGTGCGCCACTCCACGTACCAATCTCCAGCAAGTTATTAAACTTGTAATGCGCTACGATCTTAGGGATCAGTTCATTACGTTTCGGTCCTGTAACATCAGGCGGGAGATCTCCTGTTATCTTACGGTTTCCTTTGTTATGAACCATGTACTTTCCGACATCTGAATACTCGAATGCGTCAAGGTCCGTACATCCTTCTGCCATATTGCACACATTCAACCCATGCACTGCGTACATCGTAAGAAGTCTGGTAAAGACAAAAGCATCTGTCCATTCCCTGTACCCAAATAGTTCACCGCTGACATAGATCCCACGAAAGTCACTGAGAAATTCCTGTACTCTCATGCTGGTCAGATTGAAAGTAATAAAAGAAGTACAGCTATAGTCAATGGCAGTCCGTCCCAGATGACAGATGTCTGCAAACTCTATGTTGTCTCCCTTACAGATCATCTCTGTTGCGGCTTCAAGACTGACTTCCTGTTTA